TAAAATGGCATCAAGTAAGCCTGTTTGGGAAAAACCACGGCCAAAATCACTAGGTAAACCTAAGCCTCTTTCGCCGAAGAAAAAGTCGGCAGCAAAAGCAAGAGCTAAAGCAGCAGGTAGACCTTACCCTAATTTAGTTGATAATATGGCTATGGCTAGGAAACGGGGCAAGTAAGTATGGCAACTGCTGCAGTAATGACATACACCACTTTGGTGGAAAATATTGAGTCTTATTTAGAGCGTACGGACACTGCTACGCTTAATAAGATTCCGCTTTTCATTATGTTGGCTGAGCAGATCATCGCCAGCCAGATTAAGTTCCTTGGCAACTTAACGGTCAATACAAGCACAATGGTATCAGGCAATGGCGTTATTGCCAAGCCCGCTCGTTGGCATAAGACTGTTTCCATGAACGTGACGGTAAGTGGTGATCGTCAGCCCGTACTGCTTCGTAAGTATGAGTACCTTCGCAATTACTGGCCGGATTCAACTGCCACTGACGTGCCTTTGTACTACTGCGACTACGATTACTCCAACTGGTTGATAGCGCCTACGCCAAACGCTAACTACGCGTTTGAGGTTTTGTACTATGAACGAGTACAACCTCTGGATTCATCGAATCAAACTAATTGGTTTACCATATACGCTCCTCAGGCGTTGCTGTACGGGTCACTGATGCAAGCAATGCCATTCCTGAAGAATGATGAGCGTATGCCAATGTGGCAGCAAAATTATGATTTGATCATGCAAACATTGATGGCTGAAGACAAGCTTCGCATTGCAGATCGTCAAGCCATTGCGGTGGATTCATGAGCTATGTAAGCCCATTTACCGGCGACGTCATTCAGCCAACGGATGTTAGCTTTCGCGCCGTCACGCTTTCTGCTAACACGCAATTAAACTGGCCTTCCAATAGCACGACAAACGCTGACTACGCTGCACGTATCATGCAAGTCACTGCCACTGCAGGTAGTCTTAACTTGTATATGCCACCGGCGGATCAGACATCGGTAGGCAACGACGCTCTAATTCGCAACATTGGGGCCAATACATTCACAGTTAAAGACTACGCGGGAACAGGAACCATCGTCTCAGTGGCTGCCGGAGAATCCAAGTATATCTATATAACAACTAATTCAACCAGCCAAGGCACTTGGGGCGTTATTGCCTTTGGCGTTGGCACATCCAGCGCGGATGCTGCAACATTGGCAGGTTATGGATTAGTTGCAAGCGGCGCAACGCTGAATCAAAGTCATCCCTCAGCTGCAATCACATCGACTTCTACGTTTGCAGCTACAGACAGAGCTCAGACCAGAGTGTGGAGCGGCGGTGCAGGCACTGCAATACTTCCTGCAGCTGCAACGTTAGGCAATAACTGGTTCACGCTGTTTAAGAACAATGGCACAGGCTCATTCATTATTTCTTGTACAGGCGCCGAGCTGATTGACGGTGCTTCTACCAAGACGTTTAACCCAACTGAGTCGGCATTTATTGTTTGCACTGGCACTGCGTATGTCACCGTTGGCTACGGCGTAAGCAGTCAGTTTGCGTTTACTGCATTGACAAAGAACGTGACTGGCGGGGCTGTTACGCTGACCAATAATGAGGCGGCAAACAATATTCAAGAGTATGTTGGCAATTTAACCAGCAACTCAGTAGTTACATTTCCTGCTGTGGTTAACTTGTATGTGATCTCAAATCAGGTGACAGACAATGGGTTTACATTCACCGTAACTACGGGTTTAGGTTTTACTGCCACAATTCCGCCGGGTCAGCAAGCTACATTAATTTGCGATGGCACTAACTTCCTCAACGCCAACACCACGCAAGCTGGTGCGTCATCACTTAGCTTGGTAGATGGCACGGTAGGCACGCCATCGCTTAACTTTGCAGCAGAAACAAGCACAGGTATTTACCGCCCCGGCGCAGGTGAGCTTGGCATTTCAGTGCTAGGCACCAAGCGTGTTGGCGTTACTGCAACTGGCGTATCTGTGACTGGGTCAGGTACGTTTACCACCGGCATTGCTGGAGGTACATTCACATGACCAAGAAAGTTTTTGCCCTTGATACAAAGCCCGGAATTCAACGGGATGGCACAACTTTTGATGCTGACGCATACACTGACGGCAGCTGGGTGCGGTTTCAACGCGGTCGTCCTCGTAAAATGGGTGGCTATAGAGAGATTGTGGATGACTTGGCAGGTCCAAGTCGTGGTATTTACTTGAACCCGCAACAAAACTTTAATAACGTGTTTAACGGCTATTCTGGCGGACTGCAGGTTTTGCCTATTAGCAATACAGGTGTAGGCTCGGGTATTACTGACATTACGCTAACAGGATTTACTGCCAACGCCGATAACCTTTGGCAGTTTGATACTTTTTATGACGGCACCGGTTCAGGCAATAATTTACTGCTTGCGCACCCTGGGCAAAACCTTACGCTGATTGACAATAATGTTAACACGCCCGTGCTTGGTGGTTTAATTACAGGCACGAGCTTAAGCCAAATTGGCATATTTACAGCAGTTGCTGCCACTATTACTAGTGGTTCAGCTTCCATTACAATGGCTGCTACTAATACGCAGATTGGCGCAGGCCAAGTGGTGACAGGCACAGGTATTCCTTCAGCGGCAACTGTTGTGTCCATTGCAGGTACTGCACTGGTAATTTCTGCGCCTGCAACGGCTACAGGCTCTAGCATTACACTAACCTTTGACAATCAAATCTCAGTATCTGGTGGCGTAGTTACTTTGCACCCTTACGTGTTTGTTTATGGCAATGACGGGCTAATTAGCAACTGCTCAGCTGGAAATGTGAATGATTGGGTATCTGCTGATGCCAACGAGGTCTCAGTGGCCACAGGCAAGATTGTCCAAGGGTTACCTGTGCGTGGTGGATCAAATGCACCATCGGGCCTCTTTTGGAGCTTGGATTCTTTAATTCGAGTGTCTTATATTGGCGGTGCAGGGTCACCTCCACAGTTTTGGCGTTATGACTTAATCTCAAGCCAGTCATCTATTCTTTCAAGCCAGTCAGTGATTGAGTATGACGGTGTGTATTACTGGTGTGGCGTTGACCGATTCTTGCTTTACAACGGTGTTGTAAAAGAGATCCCTAATTCATTTAACCAGAATTACTTCTTTGACAATCTAAACTACGCCGAGCGTGAAAAAGTTTGGGTAACCAAGGTTCCTCGTTTTGGCGAGATCTGGTGGTTTTACCCATCAGGCACTGCTACGGAATGCAACAACGCTGTCATTTATAACGTACGTGAAAATGTATGGTATGACGCAGGTTTTGCGTTAGGCGCTCAGCGATCAGCAGGTTACTTTTCACAAGTCTTCCCTTTCCCGATTAGTTCTGACTGGAATGTGAATGCTACAGGTGGTATTTTAACTGCCACCATTACAAGTGGCGGATCCGCGTATACCAATGGTACATACACCAACCAAGCGTTGACTGGCGGTGCCGGTACATTGGCTACAGCAAATATTACTGTTGCCGGCGGGATTGTAACTGCTGTGGTGATTAACGGGCATGGTAAGAATTATGTAATTGGCAATACACTGTCTGCGTCGATTGCAGGCGGTTCAGGCTTTATCTTAACAGTTAACACGCTGATGAGCTTTGTGTCTTTGTTTCAAAATGAGATTGGCACAGATAAGGTTGTAGGTGCGCTGTCTGTTGCCATTGAGTCCTACTTTGAAACTAGTGATTTAGGTCTGGTTGCAGGCGGCCCATCGCAGCCTAGCCCTGTTGGTGAGAATAGATGGTTAAGACTAGAGCGCGTAGAGCCTGACTTTATACAAGAAGGTGACATGGATCTGTATGTCACGGGTCGACCGTTTGCGCAAACAGCTGATGTAACCTCAGCGGCTTACACCTTTAGCTCTAGCACCGGCAAGATTGACATGCGTGAACAGCGTCGTGAATTACGATTGAAGTTTGTATCTAATGTAGCAGGCGGGGATTATCAAGTAGGTAAGATCTTGCTTGATGCGGATGTTGGAGATTCAAGACCTTATGGCTAATCTACTTAACGTTGCTCAGGTTTATGACCCTAGGTATCACACCTTTGAGTCGTGGGCTTGCCTTATGGTTGAGTTATACTCAGCACAGCAGTTATCAATTCCTGATGCTAATACTAATTGGCAAGAGTGGGGAGCAGGTTTGAAAGCTATCGACGTGTTTACCAATGAGGGTATTCCCGGACCATATCAATATGATGATTGGCAAGAATGGGCTGAGCAGCTTGTCAACTCCGTTAACCCAGCAACGAGCTAAATATGGCAGTCACAAATCAACAAATTGTAGATTTTCTTCTTGCCAACCCAGGCATGAGTGATGCTGACATTGTGTCAAACATGGCGACGTACGGTGTTTCACCGGCACAAATGGCAGCAGCTACTGGCGCGTCTGAAGGTGAAATCTTATCTCGTGTTGCAGCAACAGTTTCTTATGGCTCAACAGTTACGCTAGGCGACACCATTGTTGCGCCTGAATATCGCGTTATTGGCTCTGGAGAAGATCAGCAAATTGGCGAAATTGAGCGTGTTTATGCGTCTAAGACTACCGGCGACCCTAACTATAGAGCCCCTGTTGGATCAACGTATCAACAATATAGCGCTGATGGCACTTTTGAAAGAACAGGTGTTACGCAAGACGTAGACACGTCACTTAAGGGTTTACTTAAAGACCTTGCATCAGACCCTATTACTGGGTTGGCTATAGCATATTTTCTTCCTGTTGTAGGCGCCGAAATTGCAGCATCACTTGGAGTATCTACTGCAACAGGAACAGCTATTGCGCAAGCAACTTTGCAAGTAGCGCAAGGCGTTCCGCTTGATAAGATTGTAGAAAGCACAATTAAGTCTCAATTAACAGCTGGCGTCTCCTCTGTTGTAAATACTGAGGTGTTAAGCGCATTATCTGGCGTTGTTGATGATCCATTCTTACAGAAAGTTGTTAATAACGCCGCAACGGCAGTAACTAATGCTGCAGTAACAGGCAATACAGATAACATAGGCACTACGCTTCTTGGCTCTGTTGTAGGCACAACAGTTACAGCACAGACAGGTGATGCGGCATTAGGCGCTGCCGCTGCTACGCTGACAACAACAGGAAGTGTTACGGCTGCGGCTTCAACGTTTGCAAGTGCTACGGGGTCTAGTACTGCAGCTGCAAATAAGGCAGTTACTGCATTACAAAACTCTGAAGTGGTTATTGCTGGCACGACTGGTGCAACCAATCTTACTAACACGCTTGCAGCTACTAATACAACAGGGACAGGCGCGCTTAGTACAGTTGGCGCAGGCCCTTCTAATCTTGCAACTAAAGATATTGTGTCTTCCATTACGGATGGCGGCAGCGCGTTAAGTACTATTACTGGCACGCCTAATATTTTAGAAGATGTTGGCAACTACACTGACGAGTTTGGTAACTTGCAAGGCGCGATGGATAAAAACGCCGCAACTGTTACTAAACCTCTATCTTTTAACGCCACGTTTGATGCTTACAGGACAGCCTTTGGGCCTAATCAAACATTTACATGGACTAATCCTGCAACAGGTGTAACTGGTACGTACAGTACTTCAAATGCTCAAGAGCGGCCTGACTTAAACATTACTGCAGCTGATCAAAAAATTAATGCTTTAAACACTGCTAATCTTGCTACTAAAACTGATGCATCCGGTACAATTGGCGCGCAAAATGATACCACAGCAAGAATCATTGGCAGTGGGCCAAATGAGTATGCATCAGAAACAAACAAACTATATGCGCAAAATGATGCACTAGTTACGGCTAAAGCTGTGCAAACTGCCAATGCTACTAAAGCTGTTGTCAACAACATTTTTGGAGAAGGCACAACTGCTGCTGCCATTGCGCAGCAAGGCTTGTCAAATGTTACACAAGCTGTAGGCGGAATTCAAGAGTTTATTGGCGGATCAGCATCAGCAGTGGGTCTAACAGGTCCAGTCAATGCCTTGACAAACGCTGGTCAAATGGCTTCGCGCACAGGCTCTGAACTGCAGCTTGAATCAGTCAATGCAGCCAACCAAAACGTTATTCAAGCAGTTAACGACGCGCAAGGGGTAGGCAATAAGATTGTTGCAGGCGTAAAAGCTGTCTACAATAACCCGCTGTCTCTTAACATGGCAGCTATTGAGGTTATTCAAGAAGGCTTGCCAATCGGTCTAGGATTAACGGTTCTTAAATACGCAAGTAAATTTGCCGCCGTAGGCATTACTTTGGCTTCAGACGCTATGGAATCTGGCGGTGCAGCTTACAATGATAAATATAGAGAAGCTAGAGCTGCAGGCAAAACTGAAGCACAAGCTGACAAAGAAGCAACAACAGCGTTTCAAGTGGCTGCTGCGGTTACTGTTGCCACAGGTGGCGTGGCAGACGCAGCCTTGGTTAGCAAAGTAAGCAACGCTTTAAGCAAGGCAACAACTAAAGCAGGTTCTAGTTTTACCAAGGAAGGTACTACAGATCTTATTGAGGCTTTCACAACCGATGTTCTTACCGATGTTGCCTTAGGCAGACCAGTAAATATTAACAAGTCACTTACACAAGGCGTAGTTGAAGGCCTTGTAGCAGGTAAGACTTCATCCGCTGTTGAAGTCTCAAACATTCAAAAGGTTATTGCAGATACAAATACCACGCTTAATGAAGAGCTTGGCAAAGCTGGTATTGCATCAACCGATGGCTCAGGCCGCATTAACGCGTTAGTGGACACCGCAACTGGGCAGTCAGTAGTTAACGACGCAAGTGCGCAAACATTAGCTACTATTGGCGAAGCTAATTCAAACTTGAATCTTACAAGCTCAGGTATGCAATATGCTCAAGACAATAACATCTCTGTAGCTGAGGTTAATGAGAGCATCAACGCTTGGCTGGATGCCAATCCTAATGCCACGCAAGCAGAAGTTGGCGCTGCCATGGCAGAAGCAGGCTTAAATTTAAGCGATGTCAGTGCTGCTATTGCCGCAAAGAATCAAGCAGCAACTACAGTTGCAGATACTGGTGCGCTATCTACAGTTGGTGGAAACGCCGCTACGACATCTGGCACCGGTGCGCTATCAACAGCCGGAACTAACGCAGCTACTACAACAGCTGGCACAGGGGCGTTAACAACAGCTACAACAGGAACAGGCGCATTAACAACAGCTACAACAGGAACTGGCGCATTAACAACGGCAGCTGACACTGGGTTGCAATTAACAACAGACGCAGCACTACAGGCTGAGGCGCAAGCAAGAGCTGATGCTATCTCAAATGCTGCTGCGCTGTTCTCGGCTAATGCTAAAGCCACGTCTGATGCTGCCATTGCTGCTCAAGTTGCAGCTGATGCTGCCGCGGCTACTACTGCCGCAAATGCCGCTGCCGCTGCCAAAGCAGCTGCGGATGCTGCTACTGCTGCCGCGCAGGCTGCTGCTGATGCCAAGGCTTTAGCTGATGCTGCGGCTGCTGCTGCAACTGCTGATGCTGCCACTAAAGCTGCTGCGGATGCTGCCGCCAAGGCTGCTGCTGATGCTGCTGTACAAGCTGCTGCGGATGCTGCTGCTGCTGCTGAGGCTAAGGCTGCTGCGGATGCGCAGGCTGCCGCTGATGCTGCTGCTGCCACTAAAGCTGCTGCGGATGCTAAAGCTGCTGCTGATGCGCAAGCTGCTGCAGAGGCACAAGCTGCTGCGGATGCCGCCGCCGCTGCCAAGGCTGCTGCTGATGCCAAGGCTGCTGCGGATGCTGCCGCTGAGGCTAAAGCTGCTGCTGATGCCAAGGCTGCTGCGGATGCCGCTGCTGCTGCCACAGTAACCAGCACCTCAACAACAAATACCACATTAGCAGCTTTGACTGCTGCTAAAGCAGCGGCTGACGCTAAAGCAGCTGCGGATGCCAAGGCTGCTGCAGACGCGCAGGCTGCAATTGACGCACAAGCCGCGATTGATGCTAACGTTACAAGCACCCCAACAGTTACAACAACACCTACAGTTTTAACTAACCCGTTGGCCACTGTTACTGCAACGCCAACTGTTACAACAACACCTACGGTTACAACAACACCAACAGTTAACGCTGATTTTCCTACAGTCTCAATAACACCTACTATCCCTACAGGCAGTTTGCCAGTATCGCCTCCCGGCATTGTTACGCCTCCACCCGGCGATGTAATACCGCCTACAGTTATATCTACACCACCAACGGATACAACAACGCCGCCAACCATTACATCAACGCCAACAGACCCTACAAAAACAACAACGCCAACTACAAAAACGCCTACAACGCCAACTAAAAAAGAACAGCAATCAGGTGCTCTTGGCGCGGTTACAATGCCAACAAGCACAGGCGCATTGCCCGGGACTTTAACTCCAACAATGCTGGCTGGCGCAGGAATTAAGGACGATTCTGGAATGACGCAACTTGCGCAACTCTACCCGCAATTAGCTAACGTTGACCCCAAGCTATTGCAGGTCTTGACAGGACGTATTAAGCCTGCCATGGCAGAAGCCGCTGAAACTGAAGAAGGCACAAGTTTTGTAGGCTCCAAGCTTGCAGGTGCCCCATCTCCCGGGAATCCTGTAAGTGGCAATGATAACAGTACCGTAATTCCTGGGTATGAAACAGGTAATATGACTGCAGCAGGATTAAAATATCTTGGTGGAAGCCCATTGGCAGGATTTGCCAAAGGCGGCCAAGTAGAGCATATTCCCGAGTTCATCACAGGAAAGACCGGCAATTACGTGCAAGGCGCAGGTGATGGTCAGTCAGATAGCATACCGGCCATGTTGGCAGATGGCGAGTACGTGTTTGATGCGGATACGGTTGCAGCATTAGGTAATGGCTCAAATAAGGCTGGTGCCTTAGTTTTGGATAAAATGCGTGAAAGCATAAGAAAACACAAAAGATCAGCCCCAGTGGGTAAAATACCACCTAAAGCTAAGTCACCCCTGTCGTATTTGAAAGGCATGAAATGAGTTTAATGCAAGGCAGCCCACTGCCAAATATCACCACGACGCAGAATCAGGTAACATCCGCCCCATCTTGGTACACAGATTATTTAAGTGACTTGGCAAAAGGCGTTACAAAAGGTGTTACCGGCGCCACATACGCAAACGCGCAGCCATTGCAAACTGCGGCTTTTGAAAAAGCTGCAAAGACAACTAATACGTACCCTGGGTATTTCGATACTGCAATGCAGGCAACTGGTAATATTGGTCAAACCGATATTACTGCAAAGCCTGTAGACCCAAAGACCGGCCAGCCAATTGCTGACGGTGAAAGTCGTATTGAGCAGTTTATGAACCCTTACACAACACAGGTTGTGGATGCATTAGGGCAACTAGGGCAGCGTAATATTCAGCAATTCTTAGCCCCGCAGGCTACGGCATCAGCGGTTGGCACTGGCCAATTTGGTTCTAAACGCGGCGCTGAGGTTCTTGGTCAAGCCATTAACACTGGATTGCAAAACACGCAAGCTGCGCAGTCACAAGCATTGCAACAAGGCTATACTGAAGCATTGCGAGCTGCGCAGGCCGATCAAACACAAAAACTGAATGCAGCGCAGCAATACGGTAGTCTTGCAACTGCAGGCCAAGCAGCTAACTTGGCAGACATTAATGCGTTGGCTACGATGGGTAGTCAACAGCAAACCATCAATCAAAACCAGCAACTGTTTCCATTGACAGCTGCCAATCTTGGCGCACAAGCATTGCGTGGTTACAACGTGCCAACATCAGTTGCTAATACTTACACAGGCCCAATCCCTGGTGCCTACGCAGCATCACCGCTGCAGCAGATTGCGGGTCTAGGTTCTATCATTGCAGGCGGTAGTGATACGTCGTTAGGCAAGTCAATTGGCTCAGGCCTTACAAATATGTTTAATAACTACCAGCTTGACGGCAAAGTAGGTATGCCTAGCGACATTACACAATTAGAGTGGGAGTCATAATATGGCAACACCAGCAGGCGCCTTGCCTTCATCTCCTCCTTACATGCTTGGTGGAGATGATAAGGCTAAGACTGAATATTTTGATGCCATTCAAAAGACTCTTGCAGCATTAGAAGCTCGAACACAACAAGGCCCTAACTTATTCCAAGTTGGCGCGGCATTTTTAGACCCCGGGCGTACAGGTAATTTTGGTGAAGCCTTAGGCCGCGCAGCAAACGTTATGGGCACGCAGCAAGAAAAACAACGCGAGGCTCAGTTACCTATTGCGCAAATGCGAGCGCAGTTGGCGGGCCAAAAATATGAAGTAGAGAACCAAGGCAAGGCTTTGCAATTACTATCTAGTACGTTAGGTGTTGCACCAGCTCAGGTTGAAGGCGTATTATCAAGCGGCAATGTAACTCCGGATGTTGCCGCAAAGCTTGCTAAGATCTACCCAATGGTTGCGCAGTTGTCGCCTAAGGTTGGTGAGATTGTCAAAGGTACATTCACCATGCAGAATGAGATGGGCAAGCTCCAACTTGATAGAGATAAGTTTAAACAAGAGCAAGATCAACGTCTAATTACTAACGCCCTTGAAGATCGTAAGCTTGGTATGACTGAGGCTGATCTCATTGCTAAGTACGGCGACGCTGTAGTTGCTATCATGCCCGGTGGCCAGCGTTTTGCAGGTAGCAAGCCAGCAGCACCAGTTGTTCAACCACCTGCACCAGCTGCAGCAATGCCTGGAGCTCCAGCAGGTTTGCCGGGTGCTATACCCGGTGCGGCAGCTCCGCCGCCTGTTGTTATGCCATTGGTTGCGCAGCAACAAGCAGGCCAACCGCCAGCACCCGCAGTTACAGCGCAGCCACAAATGCCTACACCCGGGCAAGCGCCTAAGCCTAATGATTTGCAAGGTATGCCTTTGCAGTCGCAGGCTGAGATTCAGAAGCAGCGTGTGCAAGAAGCTGATAAGTCGTTCAACGCCAAGCGTGATGAGATCCTTAACTACACGCCGCAGTTACTAGAAGCATCCAATACTAACTTAAAGCAGTTAAACGAAATTGCAACTAATAAGCCACAAATCTTTGCAATAATGCAGCAACAAGGCTTGCTTGCTGGCTTAATGACTGCGGCGCAAGAAGGTATTCAAGCACAGGCCGGCGCTTACC